TGCAACAATAACTGTTAAAGAACCTGATCATGGAAGATCAACAAATGATAGGGTTAGATTTAGAGATGCAGAGGTAGTAGGTGGAGTTGCTGCAGCAACAATAAATGATGCAGGGGGTTATTTAATTACTAAAGTAAATGATGATAATTACACCTTTGCAACAGCGACAACATCTAGTATAACTGAAACGGGAGGAGGCGGTTCTGCATCAGCGGGACCAGTAACGGTAACGGCATGATTAAAAAAATTAAAAATTTTATTTGTAATTTGTTTGGTATTAAGGCTTGCAAATGTGATGAAGTAGATCCACATGAAGCTTTGTATTTACATCCAGCGGAACCAGATGTCCCATTATATACGGACGTTAATGGAAAAGCAGTAAAATGTGGAACACACAATAGACACAAAAAAAGCTGTCCTATTTGTAGAGAGGTTGCAGGTATAATATAATGGCAGGATTAAGTGCATCAGGATTAAAAACACAGATTAGAAGTTATACAGAAACAGACTCAAATGTTTTAACAGACGCTGTTTTAGAAAATATAATTTTAAATTCACAATATAGAATAATGCGAGATGTCCCTATCGATGCTGATAGGAAACAACAAACAGGTGGTTTTGTTGCAGGACAAAATCAAGTTAATGCTCCAGCAGGATGTTTGTTTGTTAGAGCTATACAAGTTTATGATTCAACATCAGCTGTTACAGGTTCTAATTCATATTTAGAAAAAAAAGATTACACGTATTTACAAGAATATATTCCATCTACAGAGTCTGCAAAAAGAGGCAAACCTAAATATTATGCTATGTATGGTGGAGCGACAGGAGAATCTGACACTACCTCAGGCCGTATTATAGTGTCTCCAACTCCAGACCAAGCGTATCAATTTAGAGTGCATTTTAACTTTATGCCTGTTTTGTTAGAAAACAATGACACTAATTATATAAGTCTTAACTTCCCAAATGGGCTATTATATTGCTGTCTATCAGAGGCATACGGGTTTTTAAAAGGTCCGATAGATATGTTGACTTTATATGAAAATAAATATAAACAAGAAATACAAAAGTTTGCTAACGAGCAAGTTGGTAGAAGACGAAGAGATGATTACACAGATGGCACTGTTCGTATACCAGTAAACTCAGTAAACCCGTAGGAGATTAATTATGGCAATAACATCAGCAATTTGTAACAGCTTTAAACAAGAGCTTTTAGTTGGAACGCACAACTTTACAGCGACTACAGGAAACACTTTTAAAATAGCACTATACACAAGTTCAGCGACATTAGGAGCTGGCACAACGGCATTTTCAACTTCAAATGAAATTACAAATTCTTCAGGAACGGCATACACATCTGGAGGAGCAACTTTAACAAGTGTTACACCAGCTTTAGATTCATCAACAGCAGTTTGTGATTTTAATGATGTAAGTTTTACATCTGCATCTTTTACAGCTAACGGTGCGTTAATTTATAATGACACGCAGTCTGATAAAGCAGTGGCAGTCATAGCTTTTGGTGGTGACAAAACTGTATCAAGCGGAACTTTCACAATTCAATTTCCAGCAGCAGACGCAACAAACGCAATCATAAGATTAGCATAAGGAGGTCTTCCTTATGGCTAACACTTGGAATCAATCAGGAACAACCTGGAACACTGGCCGTTGGGGGACCACTGATGCTATTGTACAAGGTTGGAGTGCAAAATCTTGGAATGAACAATCTTGGGGTGATCTTAATGATGTAGATATAACACTCTCTAGTTTATCTATCACATCCAACGTCTCTGCAAATGCTTGGAATGAATCTGCTTGGGGCACTGTTCAAGGTTGGGGTATATTTTCATTAGAGGTAGCTGACGTGGTGGGGTTAACTGGTGTACAAATTACATCAGCAGTTCCCTCTCAATTTGACATACCAGAACAAATTCAAGGCTTATCTATAACTAGTTCAGTTGGGTCAATATCGCCAACTGAAATGTCAGTAGGATTGTCTGGACAATCAGGAACTTTATCCGTAGGCGCTACAACATTTGATTTAACATCTGTGGTAATACCAACAGGTCAACAAATAAATTCTAATACAGGTGATGTAATAACAGGCCTTGTAGAGTTTGTACCAGTAACAGGTGTTTCAGCCACACTATCTGTTGGATCAATATCTTTAGATCAAATGACCGTGGGATTAAGTGGTCAATCAGGAACTTTATCCGTAGGATCTATAGCACCTGCAGATGTGGTTGGATTAACTGGTCAAGAAATAACATCTTCTCTTGCAGCTTTTGGAACGTCTACCGGCTTTGGAATTCAAGCGTATCAAGCTGTTGACACTGGATCAAATATCTCTTATTCTGATGTTGCAACAGGTACGAATATAACATATAAAGACGTAGCGTAGGAGAAAATTATGGCATCAACATTTACACCTTTAGGGGTTGAACTTCAAGCAACTGGTGAAAACGCCGGTACATGGGGAAACAAAACAAACGTAAATTTACAATTATTAGAACAAATATCAGGTGGTTACACCACACAATCAATCGCTGGTGGTGCACAAACAACTGCTTTATCTGTGTCTGATGGATCAACAGGAGCTACTTTATCTCACAGAATGATTGAGTTTACAGGTACAATTACAGGTAATCAGATTGTAACAATCCCAATAGACGTTCAAACATTTTATTTTTTAAGAAACTCAACTTCTGGTTCACACACAGTACAATTTAAATATGCATCTGGTTCAGGTGATTCATTTACTTTTGCAGCGGGAGATAAAGGAGATGCTATAGTATTTGCTACTGCTAACGATGGAACTAACCCTGACATTGATACTTTACCATCTGGTAATGTTACAACCACAGGAACACAAACTTTAACAAACAAAACACTAACTTCACCTAAAATTGGAACTTCTATTTTAGATACGAATGGAAATGAATTAGCTTTACTTACAGCTACAAGTTCAGCTGTTAACGAATTTACAATAGCAAACGCAGCAACAGGTGCTGGACCAACTATTTCATCTACAGGTGATGATTCAAACATAGATATTAATATCACTCCAAAAGGAACTGGAGATGTAGTTCTAGCTGGTGACACAGTAAAAGTTGGAGACTCAGGAGCAGCAGCCACTTTAACATCAAATGGTGCAGGCACACTTACAGTAACAACAGGTGGAGCAGCAGATTTAGTTTTAAGCACAAACAGTGGAACAGATTCAGGTACAATTACTATAACGGATGCGGCTGACGGAGATATAACTATTGCTCCTAATGGAACTGGACAAGCTAAAGCAGTTGACGCTGCAGATGCTACTGGTGCAATTAAAATTGCAGGAAAAGAAACTATATGGGTTCCAGCAGTTGCTATGTATCCTAACACTACAAACGGTGCAGCCACTGCACAAGTAGAATTATCAAATGGACCAGAATTAAAAGTTTTAGATTTTGACAAAGATACTGATGAGTTTGCACAGTTTGCTGTTGCATTCCCTAAATCATGGAACGCAGGAACAGTTACTTTTCAAGCTTTCTTTACAGCTACATCAACAGACACAGGAACCACTGCGTGGGGATTATCTGCTGTGGCTTTAGCTGATAATGGAGACTTAAACACAGCTTTTGGAACACAAGTTGTTGCAACGGCAAAAGCGCATAGTGGAACGTCAAATGATTTAGATGTTGCAGCTGAAAGTGGAGCAGTAACAATAGCAGGATCACCTGGTGCAGATGAATACGTTTTCTTTCAAGTATCAAGGGATGTTTCAGCAGACGATTTAAACGCAGATGCGAGACTACTTGGAATTAAATTATTCTTTACTACTAGTGCTGCTAACGACGCATAAGGAGTAGAATATGAGAGACCATAAACTAAACATTTCTAATGTTTCAGGTAAAAGTTCAAAAAAAAATAAATCAAAAAGAAGAAAAGGTTTTGGTTATCAAATTTTAGGATTTGGAACTGGAGGCGGAGCTAGAGGTCCTTTTACTGCTAACTATTTAGTAGTAGCGGGAGGTGGTGGCGGATCACACAATCACCAATCGGGAGCTGGCGGAGGAGCTGGGGGTTATAGAGCATCTGGTTTTGGACCATCTCCTTTACAAGGATCTGCTTTAGATTTAGATATTGGATGTTTTTGTATTACAGTTGGTGCAGGAGGAAATGGAGCAGACCCAAACAGCCAAAGCACTCAAAACGGATCAGACTCAGTTTTTTCTAGTATTACTTCTACAGGAGGAGGTCGAGCAGTTGACGAAGGAGCAAATGGGGGATCTGGAGGAGGAGCTGCACACAATAGATCAACATCATGTAGAGGATTAGGAAACACACCACCTACAACTCCACCGCAAGGAAATAATGGTGGACCAGGTCAAAATAGTCCAACCGGGGGATCTGGAGGTGGCGGGGGAGCCACTCAAGCGGGATCGGCTGGATCAGGAAATAGCGGCGGAGACGGAGGAGACGGGGCTCCTAATACAATTACAGGATCAGACGTAAGTTACGCTGGAGGAGGAAGTGGCGGCGGATCAGGGCCACAAGGACCTAATGGACAAGCGGGGGACGCTGGTGCAGGAGGGGGATCTAGAGGCGGAAACGGAAATGGTGGAAGCGCAGAAAACGCATCAAATCCAGGAGGAAATGGTGGAACGCCGGGGACGGGCGGCGGAGGCGGAGGGTCTGGCGGGACTGTTGGAGCTCCATCTTCACAAGCCAAAGGCTCACCTGGTGGACCAGGAGTGGTTATTGTTAGATTACCTGGCGATGCTTGCGTATCAGTTTCACCTGGAACTAACACGGTTTCAGCTTGTGTTGGACCTGCGAATGATAAAGTTGCGAGATTTACAGTAACAGGAGTTTTAACAATAGCTTAATTATGGCACACTTTGCAGAAATAAAATTACAAACAGACCCATCAGGTTTTACATCTAATCAACTTTGGGTAGTACAAAGAGTGGTTGTTGTTGGAGATGACATACCAACGGCAGCAGGCCCTTTAGGAGAAAACCCTATGCACGTTGATGGTGAAACTTGGTGTGTTAATTTTTTTAAAGGTGGGACGTGGAAAGAATGTTCAATAACTGATTCTTTTAGAAAAAGATATACTGGACCCGGTGCCACATATGATGAATCAAGAGATGCTTTTATTAATCCACAACCCTATGCTTCGTGGACATTAAATGTAAATCATGATTGGGAGGCGCCAATAACTTATCCATCTGTAGAAATGTTTGATCATCCTTCTGATACTTATGTAGAAGGAGACGATATTCCAGAGGGTTCAAGTGTTGGAAGTCCAAGAAAAGTTAGATATGATATATCTTGGAATGAAAGTCTTTATCAATCAGATAATACAAAAGGTTGGCAATCAACAAAAGACACAGACACATCAGAATCCCCAACTATTTTCAATTGGAACGGGACTGATTGGGTTTCTTCTTAATATATCTTTGACTTATAAAATCAATATGCTATAAATTTAAGCATAAAGATATATGAACCTACAAAATCATTATTGGTATTTTCAATCGGTAATCCCTCCTAAAGTTTGTGATGATATAGTTAGGTATGCTAATTCTATTAAAGATCAAATAGGTGTAACAGGTAGATTTGGTAACAAAAAATTAAACGATAGTGACATTTCAGATTTAAAAAGAGAAAGAAACTCAAACATTGTTTGGTTGTATGATAAATGGATATACAGAGAAATTCATCCTTATATTCATAGAGCAAATGAAAATGCTGGTTGGAATTTTGAATGGGATTGGTCAGAAGCTTGTCAGTTTACTAAATATGGAAAAGGACAATATTATGATTGGCACTGTGATAGTTTTCATGCACCTTATCAAAGAAGCGATCAAAATGATCCGTCACATGGTAAAATTAGAAAGTTATCAGTAACAGTCTCTTTATCCGATCCAAAAGATTATAAAGGCGGTGAGCTAGAGTTTGATTTTAAAGATGTGCACGTTAATCAAAAACCTAATATTAAAAAATGTAAAGAAATATTACCAAAAGGTTCTTTGGTTGTTTTTCCATCTTTTGTTTGGCACAGAGTATGTCCTGTTAAAAAAGGCTCTAGGTATAGTTTAGTAATATGGAATTTAGGAAAACCTTTTAAATGATAAGTATAAAAGAAAATTTTTTAAGTGAAGATTTATTTGCTCCGTTAAAAGAAAAAATAGTGGATCAACAATCTATTGCTTTTTATTACAATAAAGATGTTGCACATACAAATGAGTCAAGAGAAGATTTTTATTTTACACATATAATATACGATAATCACAAACCAAATAGTGATTTATTTGAAAAAATGACTCCTATTTTAAAAAAATTAAAAGTAAAATCTTTGATAAGAATTAAATTAAATTTATATACTAGAACAGATAAAATAGTGGAGCATGACTCTCACATAGATTATCCTTTTAAACATAAAGCTTTTTTACTTTCTTTAAATACCTGTGATGGTTTTACTAAAATTAAAAATAAAAAATACTCATCTATAGAAAATAGAGGTTTATTTTTTGATGGTAATACTGTTCACAACAGTTCAAGTTGTACAAACGATAAAGCAAGATTTAACATAAACTTTAATTATTTTTAAATGAAAAACAATTTTCCAAAACAATTAACAAGAGAAGATTATTTTAAATGCCCTATATGGCATGCGGAAGAGCCTAGTTTTGTTAAATCTTTAAATAAAGCATCTGATAAATATATTAAAGAATCTAAAAAAAATTCAAGAAAAAAAATAAAAGATAGAAATAAAAAAGCAGGAGATAAAGGTGATATGGGCCACGTGTTTCACTCCACAACTTTAATAGGTGATCCTAATTTTTTTCAACTGCAAAACTATGTTATTGCAACTTCAAATAATTTATTAATTGAAATGGGTTTTGACTTAAGTGGTCATGAAGTTTTTATTACTGAATTGTGGGTGCAGGAGTTTGCAAAACAAGGTGGTGGTAATCATGCTTTACACACTCATTGGAATGGACACATATCTGGTTTTTATTTTTTAAAAGCTAGTGAAATAACGTCTATGCCTGTTTTTGATGACCCTAGACCTGGAAACGTTATGAATCTTTTACCAGAAAAAAATAAAAGTGTTTTATCATACGCATCATCACAAGTTTGTTTTCAAGTAAAACCTGGAGCAATGATTTTTTTCCCGTCTTACATGCCACATCAATATATAGTTGATTTAGGTTATGAACCATTTAGATTTATACATTGGAATTGCAAAGCTTTTCCAAAATCAGTTTTACAACACAAAGGAGAAAATAATGTCATTCAAAAAAAATAAATATGCTGTTTTAAAAAATGTAATTTCAAAAGAGTTATGTGGTTTTATTTATAAATATTTTTTAAATAAAAGAGATGTTGCTAAAGTTTTATTTCACCACAAATTTATTTCTCCTTTTACTGAATATTGGGGAACATGGAATGATGAGCAAGTTCCAAACACTTATTCTATATATAGTGATATAGCTATGGAGACTTTACTACAACATGTAAAACCAATAATGGAAAAAAATACAGGTTTAAAATTATCGGAAACTTATTCCTACGCTAGAATATATAAAAATGGGGATGTTCTCCACCGACACAAAGATAGATTTTCTTGTGAAATATCAACCACTTTAAATCTAGGTGGTGACCCTTGGCCTATATATTTAGACCCAACAGGTAATAAAGGCAGAGCTGGTATCAAGGTAAACCTTGAACAAGGGGATATGTTAATTTATTCTGGGTGTGATTTAGAACATTGGAGAGAAGAATTTAAAGGTCAAGCGTGTGGTCAAGTTTTTTTACACTATAATAAAAAAGGATCTAAAATGGCTAAAGAAAATTATCTAGATAGAAGACCCAT